TCCATGGCTTGTGCCCGGAGAAGCGATCAACGTTGAGACCATCAAACCTTTAACGCTCAACGACCTGGCGCTGGCGAAAAACCTGGAATTGGACAAGCGCACGGTCGCCGGGCTGTTCGGCGTGCCGCCGTTCCTGGTCGGCGTCGGGGATTACAAAAAGGACGAATACAACAGCTTCATCCGCGGGCCGCTTCTGTCGGTGGCGAAGGTCATCGAGCAGGAGCTGACGCGGAAACTCCTGTATTCGCCGGATCTGTACTGGCGGTTCAATCCGCGAAGCCTCTACGCTTACGATATGTCCGAGATCGTGCAGGCCGGCGGCGCGATGGTGGACCGCATGACGATGCGCCGCAACGAGTGGCGCGACTGGATGGGCATGTCGCCGGACGACGAAATGAACGAGCTGCTGGCGCTGGAAAACTACGTGCCGGCCAACATGCTGGGCAAGCAAAAGAAACTGACCGGAACGGGAGGTGACGGAAATGGACAGGGCGACCAGACAGGCGCGGACCCGGCAGACTGAATTCCGGGCGGCGGAAACGGACGGCGTAAAACGGATCGAAGGCTATTTCGCGGTGTTCGGGCCGGTATATGAACTGTGGCCGGGCGCGACGGAGAGCATCGACCCGCACGCGTTCGACGGCGCGCTGGCCGACGATATCCGCGCGCTGACCAACCACGACACGACGCTGGTGCTGGGCCGGAACAAGGCGGACACATTGACGCTTCGCACGGACGACCGCGGCTTGTGGGGCGGGATCGTCATCAACCCCGACGACGGCGACGCGACGAACCTTTACGCCCGCGTGCAGCGCGGGGACGTGAACCAGTGCAGCTTCGGCTTCGATATTCTGGACGAAGAGACGACGATCGACGATGCCACCGGCGCGGTGCACTGGACGATCAGGAAAGTGAAGCTGTACGAGGTTTCCGTGTGCACATTCCCGGCCTACGAGGAAACCGGCGTCGCCGCCCGCAAAAACGACTACGACCAGATCCGGCGCCGGCAGACCGACGCCTGGAAGATCCGCACGAAAGGAAGGTTGTTGAAAAATGCTTAGGCAGGTACTCCTGACCCGCAAGATCGCGGGCCTCAATACGCAGCTGGAAGGGCTGCGCAAGAAGGACGCGGAGTTTGACACCCGCGCCGCCGCGCTGAAAACGCGCGAGGCGGAGCTGGAGGCGGCGGTGAACGAAGTGACCGACGAAACCAGCCAGGAAGAAAAGGACGCGGTTGAAGCGGAAGTCGCCGCGCACGAGGCGAACGAAAAGGCGCTGACCGACGAGATAGCCGTCAACGACGGCGACAAGAAGCGGCTCGAAGACGAGATCGCACAGCTGGAGGCGGAGCTTGCGCAGCTGAACGCGCGCGGCAACGAACCTACGAAACCCACGGAAACCAAGCCGGAAGAAAGAGAGGAGAACTATTCCATGGAAACCAGGATGAAACTTTTCGGCAGCAGGGAGCGCCGCGACGCGTTCTTCGCGCGCGAGGACGTCAAGGGCTTCCTGAGCGAGATCCGTTCGATCAAGACGCGCGGCGTGACCAACGCCGGCCTGACCATCCCCGAAGTGATGCTGGAACTGCTGCGCGACAATCTGGAGCAGTACAGCAAGCTGGTCCGGTTCGTGACCGTGCGGCGCGTGAACGGCACCGCCCGCCAGAACATCATGGGCGCCGCGCCCGAAGGCGTCTGGATGGAAGCCACCGGCGCGCTGAACGAACTCGACATGAGCCTCAACCAGATCGAGGTGGACGGCTACATGGTCGGCGGCATCATCTGGATCAGCAACGTGCTTTTGGAGGACAGCGACATCGCGCTGGGCAGCGAGATCGTCACGCAGCTGGGCATGGCGATCGGCAAGGGCGTCGACCGCGCGATCCTGTTCGGCACCGGCACCAAGACGCCGGTCGGCATCGTGACGCGCCTTGCGCAGACATCGCAGCCGTCCGCTTGGGGCACGTATGCGCCCGCCTGGACCGACCTGCATTCCACCAACGTCCAGAAGCTCAACATCAACACCGCCACCGGCGCGGCGTTCTACTCGCCCCTGATCGCGGCGCTGGGCGTGGCCAAGCCCAACTATACGGACGGCCGCGCGTTCTGGGTGATGAACCGCAAGACGCACATCAACCTGATGACGAAGGCGCTTGCCTTCGACGCCGCGGCGGCGCTGCTGGCCGGCGTGAACAACCAGATGCCTATCCTCGGCGGCGAGATCGTCGATCTGGAAATGATGGGCGACAACGAGATCCTCGGCGGCTACGGCAGCGCGTACCTGCTGGCCGAGCGCGCGGGCGCGAAGATCGACACGTCCGATCAGGCGCGGTTCCGCGAGATGCTGACCGGATTCCGCGGCTATGCGCGGTACGACGGTCAGCCCGTGTTCGGCGAAGCGTTCGTGATGGTGTCCTTCGACAACACCGACGCGGCCACCAGCTCCACCTTCCCGACCGACTACGCCAACGTGGAGCTCGGCGTCCTGAGCGTTACTGCTGCGGCGTCTTCTAGTGCCGTTGGCAAGACCGTGCTGACCGTGGCCGGCACCGAATCGTCCGGAACCACGCTCAAGTACAAGATTGGCGACTACGTCGTCAGCCGCGGTCAGAAGCCGGTTGGCTACACGGCGCTGACTTCCGGCACTACGGAGATCACCGCGGCCGCCGGCACGACCATCACCGTGGTGGAACTGGATGGCGACGGCAAGGCGATCAAGGCCGGCAAGGCCGTGTCCGTGCCCAAAACCTGATAACGAGGAAGGGAGGATGCCGGTATGAGCATAGGAAATATCTATACTGCGCTGGACCTTTTGAAAACGCGGCTTAACCGCCCGGTAAGCGACACGGCGTTGGACGATTATCTGTTGCCGCGGCTGAACGCGGCGGACGCGGAGCTTGCGCGTGCCGGCATCCACCTGAACACCGACTCCGCCGACGACCTGATCTTTCTCGTGGATTACGCGGCGTGGCAGTACGGGAACCGCGACAAGCCCGGCGGCATGCCGGACTGGCTGCGCCTAGCGCGCCGCGAACGGTGGCTGGCCGAACATGGAGGAGGGACAACGACATGATACTCGATACCGGAATGATCCGGATCCTTACCCCGTCCGGGACGCTGCCGCGCGCGGCGCCCACGGACGGCATGACGCTTTTGACCGAACGTTGGTACGGTGTTTTGGCGCACGAGGCGTCGGGCAACGAAGACGGCGACCGGCTTTTCCGTGTGCGGATACTGCGCGACGAGCGCCCGCGGGCATACGACCTGGCCGTGATCGGTGGAGAACCGTACCTGATAACGCGCGTCTTTCACGGCGCGGACGACGACAGCGGCGAACCCATCAGCGACCTGACGCTGACGACGGGACCGCGCATATTTTCGCCCGTCGAACTCGTGCCGGCGTCCGGGCAGGAACCGAACCTTGTCGCCGCGCGGGCGACGATCGCGGAAGTACGCAGCGTGACGGCGGAGGAATATTACAAGGCGCAGGCGGCGGGCATGACGGTGTCCGTCCGGGTGATCGTATACATCGCGGAATACGCGGACGAAGCGTATGTGCGCTACGATGGGCAGACGTACCTGGTGCGCGGAAAGAAGCTCGCGGGTCAGCGCACGGAACTCGTTTGCAGCGCGCTGTAAGGCGGTGGGCATATGGATCATGACGTGATCTCGATGGACGTGCCGTATGACGAAATCGACAGCGTGATCGAAAGCATACGGGAGATCGGCAGCGCGGACATGGTGCTGCGCGTCGGGAAGAAGGCGCTGCCGCGCATCGGGGCCGAGACGCTGGCGCTGGTCAGGAAATACGGTCCGCGCTCCGCCGCGCACAAAGGCCCGGCAAAAAAAGGACGGTACGGCGGACGGCCGAAGGACGCCGCGTGGCGCGATCCGACGCTGCACGCGATCGACAAGATCAAGGTATCCGCGGTGAAGGTGGGCGAAGACGGAAAGCCCTACGTGCTGGTCGGGCCGAGCCGCGGCGACAACAGTTCGATTTTTTACCTGAAGTTCCTGGAATACGGCACGAAAGACATGAAAGCGCAGCCGTTCCTTCGCCCGGCGCGGAGCGAGATCATGCGCAACCGCGCCGTGCAGATCACGGTGGAGGAACTGAACAAGTTGATTAAGGAGGAGGTGTCCCGCAAATGACGGACGCGACGGAATTGGCGCTTGCCGCGATCGGCGGGATACTGCCCGCCGCGCGCGACGTATTGTGCGTGGACGGCGAAACGCTCTACTGCGCATTGACGGACGTGGACGAATACGACTTTTGCACCGACAACAAGCCGGCCATGCGCACGAATGTGATCCAGGCGGATGTATGGCAGCGGGGCGGCGCGCCGGTGGCAGAAGCCGCGCAGGTACAGGCGGCGCTGGAAGCGGCGGGCTTTTACCGCACGCGGCGCGACAGCGGTTGCGAGCAGGTAAACGGCGTTATGTGGCACCGGATCAGCATGGACTTTGAAATTACGCAGGAGGTGGACTGAGACATGGGCAGCGCTCCCAAGAAAATTGGCGTAGACATGGTACACGTCGCGAAGGTGACCAGCGACGTGCGCGGCAGCACTCCGACATTTGACACGCCCGTATGGCTGCCGGAACTCAAATCGCTCGGCGTGAAGGTCCAGTCGAGTATGGACAAATTCTACTCTGACAACGGCCTGAGCGAGGTATTTCCCACGGTTTCGGGCGCGCAGATCAGTGTGAGCATCGCGGGTCTTTCGATGAACAGCAAACGCGAATTGCAAGGACTTTCCGACGCCACGGGGCCGGGCGTGCTGGGCGACACGACGGAGACGCCGAACCCTGTGGCGTTCGGTTATCGCCGCTGGATGAGCGGCAAGACGTCGGACGGGCGGCAGAGATACCGCTACGTATGGATATTCAAGGCGCTGTTCGCGCCGCCGGACGACGAGGGCGACACGCACGAGGACAAGACGAACGTAAGCCTGGACAGCCTGTCCGGCGAATCGATGCCGCTGGACGCGTACCAGCCGTCGCATTGCTATTGGCAGTACACATACGACAACTGGGAAGACGGCGCCACGCAGGCGCTGGACGACGCGTTCTTCGAAGCCGTGAAAGGCATTCCGGCCGCGGAATAACACAGGGGCGGTGCGTCTTTAGGGCGCATCGCCCTTTTACGATAACGGATGGAGGCGGCACAATGGGCAGGAGAATTGAAACGGCGGTACAGGTGGAAGAATTGGCGTTCCAACTGCCGGACGGGCGGGAATACATCTTCGCGCTGGACATGGCCGCGCTTGCAGCGATCGAAGAGGAGCACGGGAACGCGCTGAAATATCTGGAGGGCTTGGGACGGGCGTTCTCGGAAAAGCCCGTATCGACGCTGAACGAGATATTGTATCTGGGCATTCGATCGCGCTGCCCGGACGTCACGCGGGAACGGATCGCACAGGAGATACCGCCCACGGAGGCCGTGATCAGCGCCATTACAGAAACGCTGACGCGCATGCTGCCCGCCGGTGGCGCGGCAAACCCTACGACGCCGGGCCGGTCGACGCCGCCGAGGACGACCCGGAGAAACCATGCTGGATCGACGCGGCGTATGCGGTGATGCGCAGAATATATCACATGACGGACGTCGAGTTTTGGCATGAAACAAGCCTCGCGCGGCTGCTGGCACTTATGACAATAACCGAAGGGAAACCGGACGACGAGCAGGATCTGGCCGAGATCACGGCGGCGGGCTTGTGACAGGAGGGATGACGCATGACCGAGACCAACACGAACAGGATCAATATCCCTATTACGATGTCCGGTGAAGGTCTGGACGACGCTGCGGCGCGCAATATCGCCTCCTTGCAGCGCCTTCGCAGTTCCCTGCAAAGCACCGCGCAATCGTCCAGGGAAAGCGGCAAGACGATCGGGCAACTGCAGGACGAATACGACCAGGCACGCGGCCAAAGCGAACGGCTGGCCGAAAAGCTTACTGGCCTGAAAGAGGCATACGAAAAAGCGGATCCCAGCGCGGAAGGGTATGCCGAAGCGCAGTATAAGGCCGCGCGAGCCATTGCCGCTTGCGAAAGTCAGATCTCCCGGCTGGATGAACAGATGGCGCAGAACAAGGCGGCGCAATACGGTAAGGATGCCGACGAAATGCGGCAGAAGATTACGGAACTCGCGAAACAGACAGACATCGAGACGGCAGCGCTTCGGGCACAGGGCGACGAATCGGGCGCGGCAGCTTTGGCCATGCAGCGACAGGGCGACATAAGCCGGCTGCTTGCGCAATACCAGAAATCGCTGTCCGACGCGCTGGATAAGGCGACGCGGGAATGCGGCGACAATTCGCGCGAGGTGGAGATCCTCTCCGGCAAATACAACAATGCCAGCGACGCGCTGGTGAAGATGACCGGCAAGATGCGCGACGTCGGTTCCGCCGCGGAAGACAGCGCCGGCGACGTAAAGGAATCCATGACGGATATCCTCTCTTCCATACGGAACGCGGCGCAGGATAACAGCCTGAAAGACCTTGGACAAAGCCTGACGAATACGTTGACCGATCCAATCGTGGATTTTGGCAAGACCGCGCTTGAAGCGGGATTGGCCGCAGAAAGTATGGAAGACTCGTTTGACACCGCGTATCGTCAATCGGCGACCAACATGCGCAGATGGTCCCAATCGTTCAGCGAAGCGCTGAACGTCAACGAATACGCCGTACGCGAAACAATGACGGGATACAAGGCCGTATTCAACGGACTTGCGTTGGACGGCGACAAGGCGAACAGCATGGTCGTGGACCTTACAAGCCGCGCATACGATCTTGCCGCGATGTTTGACACGGACGTGGCCACGGCGACGGAGAAACTGCAAAGCGGGCTGCTGGGATCCAGCGAGACGCTGCGCGGTTTTGGCGTGGTGATTAACGAGGCGACCGTCAAGGCGTATGCCTACAAAAACGGCATCGCGAAGACGGGCAAGGAATTGACGGAGCAGGAAAAGGTGCTGGCGCGGTACGGGCTGATCATGGATCAGACTTCACAGATATCCGGACGCTGGACGCAGGAAAACGACACGGCAAGCGGCAAAATAAAAGTCCTCAATGAAAAAATCGAGGAACTGAAGGTGGAACTGGGCAAAGCGCTGATTCCGGTGGCGGAACGGGTACTGGACGTCGTAACGCCGATCGTGTCGAAAATTGCCGACTTGCCGGACTGGGCGTTCAATATGATTGTGGGAATAGGCGGACTGGTGGCTGTACTGGGGCCGCTGCTCAGTCTGTTGGGCACATTGTCGCAAATCAAGATGGCTGCGCAGATAACCGGCATCATTGGCGCTGGTTCCTCGCTATCCGGTCTGCTCACCGTGTCGATATTGCCGACGCTGGGCAAGGTGCTTCTGATCCTGCTGGCCGTGGCGGCGGCGATCGCCCTGATCAAATGGATGTTCACGGGCACGTCGACCGCGGCGGACCAGAAGCTGAAGCAAGTGAGCAGCCAGGCATCCCAGGCGCAAAAGCAGGTAAGCGGCGTAAAGCGCAACGCGCGCGGCAGCAGCTACTATTCCGGCGGCGAAACGTGGGTGGGCGAAGAAGGCCCGGAGCGCGTGGAACTGCCGCAGGGCAGCCGCATCTATCCGGCGGACGAATCGCAACGCCGGGGCGGCGGCGATACCTGGTATTTGTTGGTGGACATGGACCGGGTGTCGGATGTCAACAAGCTGACGCAAACGGCGCGGGATGCCAGGCGCATGGCGCGGATGGGCGTGCCGCAAAAGGCGTAAACGGAGGCGAAATAAATGTCGCTGGTGACGGTATCGTTTACCGACGGGCTGCAAAGCTCCTACATACGGGACACAAAACCGGATGTGACATGGCAATTCACGGTGCTCAGCAAGGATTATGCCATGTGCAAATTCATGGTGCTGGACGATCCGAACGACGAAACGAGCGCCGTGCTGACCAGGACGTATACGGATCTGGCCAGCAATACGGTGACGGCGGCGGACATATCGTTCGCGGACTGCCCGGCGCGCACGGGCGAATACGCGTTCCGCGTCGAGGTATACAGGGTAAACGGCGAAGTCGTCACACTGGAAGCGACGGCGCAGCACAGTTTTTTGGTCACGGACGCGGCGCAGCTGCCGGCGCCGACCATCACCAGCCCGGCCGGCGGATCCAATTATTATATAAACGTGCTGCCGAAGCTGAAATGGACGGACAACGTCAGCGGAGACGACCCGGACCTGCATCAGCAGAACGTGAAGATCGAATACAGGATAGGATCTGCCGGAACGTGGCAGACGTTTTACGAAGGCGCGTGCACGGCGTATGAATATCAGCTGACGAACATCGCGGCGGCGTACACGGACATACAGCGGTACACCTACGTGTATTGGCGCGTGTATACGAAGCTGCTGTACAACGCGTGGTCGGAGGCGTCGAATCTCCGGGGATTCAACTTTGTGGGCGTATACCCTGATGCTGGAGACCTGACGAAGCCGGCAAACGGCGCGACGTTTTACACCAGCGACGGGATCGATATCGCGATCCTGGCGTTCAGCTACGGCGGATACACGACGCAGCAAATGCGGGTGGACTGGTACGCCACGGGCGAAACGGAATGGGCACATACGATAATCCGTACGCCGTCTTCGACTGCACCAGACAAGATCACGATAGCTGCCGGCACGTTCCCGGTCGGGGAGATCCACCTGCGCGCGAAGATCAAAACGGACTACAACGGCGGGACGTGGGGCGCATACGGCGCCGAACGCGTGATATACGTCCAGTCGTCCGCGCCGGAACAGCCCATTATTTCCGCGCCGACAGGCACGCAGTACAATCATCAGAACACGGAGTATCAATGGGAATACGACTGCCACGCGGGACTGGCGCAGGCGAATGCGGAGATCCGCTACAAGCTGACCACGGACGAAACCTGGACGACCGTAACGGTATCCGGGGACGCGACCAGCATCACGATCAACCATATCGGCATATCCGGCGTCATGACGTTTCAGATCCGCGTGCAGAACACGGGCGGCGAGTGGTCCGAATGGTCGGCTGTGGCGTCGTATACGCTGGCGACGCCGATCCCCGTGGCCGCGATCGTGTCGCCCCTGGGCGGATACGTGGACAGGACGGCAGCGCAGACGTTTTCCTGGACATACACGTCGCCCATCGACGCGGCGCAGGCGGCGTACGAGCTGGGATACAAGCTGGCCGGCGCGGAAACGTATACGGTCTTGTCCGGCGGCGCGGCCACCAG